ATTCATATCATCCTGCAACACCGCAATGTGGCTAAAATCAGGTTTTAAATATAAACCTTGCGTAGTTAATCCTAACTGCTGGCTGATTGTTGCGTACATTTGTTCCGTTTCAGGAATAATAGTATCTTGGTAAGCCATGCGCATACCTTGTTGAACGTTGCTCATAATACTATCATTTGCGTTTGAAAACACGTATTTGTTTAATCCATAAGCATCAATTAAAGCCATTTTATCCTCGTTCAACTCCTCGAATAACATTAAATCCCTAGTAGGGTAGGACATAGGTGTCCATTGGATGTCTGCTTCTGTAAGCACTAATTTATCTTTATTTCGGCTCACCCAATCTTTGCGAATTTCGTCTTTTTCCTCGGGTGTCATTGGGATAGTTCCACCCATATCCGATTTCTTACTTGACAAAATACCGATTGCACCCATATTTTCAAGTATAACATTACGCTTGTTGTAGGTTGCCATGATATTGGATAGTGGATATTTCAATGTATCAATCCTATTTATCGAATTGATTAAATTAATACCGTCGGGGGTGTTCATATACACCATATCTTGCAGCTCGATTTTTTCCATTTTTTGGCTATCATACCAAAACTCGAAATTCTTAATCAATCCATCTTTGTCGATTTGGTTAAGAAATTTTCCTGTACCAACGATTTTAACTTGATTAGCTGGTAAAGGCATAATTAAATTACGAATATCAAAGCTTCTTTTCGGGCAGTAAGCAAATGAATTATTAAATAAGCCATCGTTTACAGCCAACGAATATACAACATCCGACCAGCTTTGTGTGGGATTTGGATTGTTGATTAAATCTAACATCCAATGGCTTTCAATAATGTTACCCTCTTTGTCACAAAGTACGGGTTTGCCACTACTCATCATTATAGCACGTTTATTAATTACTGCCCTTAGCTCTGGAATAGTAATGTATAAATCATATGGTTTATTTGTATCTACCCATTGTGGCTTAGTATTCCCCCAAAATTGGTTAGTTGTTCGTTGTATCATTTTCAACAAGTTATCATTCTTACCACTTGTTGCGCCAAAAACCGAAGTCCAAAAATTATTATTCATATTTTTTTTTAATGTTTTGGTAAAATTACGTATTTTTACGTAAATTTGCGTATAAAACCGTATTTAATGAATAAAAATTTTACTCAATACAAGACTAAAAGCATAACTGAGATTAAAGATTTATCACTCGGTAAGCGTGAAGTTGCTATGTATTTAAGCAAATTCGGGGTGTTAGATAGTGATAACGATATTATCATTAAGGGTGCGTTTAAGCGTAGTTTAATGGATAGGGGTGTTGATAGTGCTAGTAACAGGAAGATAGCGTTTTTACGTTACCATGATTGGCAGCATCAAATTGGTAAATTTATTCGATTGGAAGAGGACGATTTAGGTTTATTTGCAGTTGGTAAACTTTCAACATCAACAAAGGGCGAGGATGCTTTAAGGGATTATGAAGAGGGAATAATTAAAGAGCATTCAATAGGCTTCCAGTACATGACCGATAATATCCGTAAGGTTGGCGACAATTTTGAAATATTCGAGGTTAAGTTATTTGAGGGTTCTGCGGTAACCTTTGCAGCGTGTCAAGAAACCGAAGTATTAGCAATTGGAAAAAGTGAAAATAAAATCCAATTGGTTGAAAAATACGCTAAAGAAATTGAAATTGTTACAAAATCATTAATAAATGGTAAAGGCACAGATGAGCGCCTTTATAATTTGGAAATGAAATTAAAATACTTAAATTCTCGATTAGTTGACCTTGCAATGATGCCGACAGTTACAAGTCCCAAAGCTGAAAGCACCGAGCAAGTTAATGTAAAATCACAATTTAACTGGGACAAATTAAATAATTTATTGTAAAACTTAAAAATTAAAAAAAAATGCAAGAAAATGAATTAACACCCGAGCAAGTGGTGGCAAAATTTGAAGCTAAAATCGGCGAAGCGACTAAGGGATTAGTTGGTGTGGCCGAAATGGACGCGGTTAAATCGCAATTATTAGCGGTTAAAGAATTAACTGAAAAAAACAGTGGTTCGAATGAATTAAAAGCTAAATTTGTAGAGCTTGAAAGTTCTGTTTTAGCACTTAAAGAGGTTGCTAAAAACGCACCGCAAAAAGCTAAAACTTTAGCTGGTATTTTATCCGAAAAATCGGCAGAAATTAAGGAAGTTTTAAAATCAAACAAAAAATTTGAGTTAGAAATTAAAGCTCAACAAGACCCGAGCGACATTGGTACTCGTACCGATTACGCAACTTTCTTGCCTAACACAGTATTTAAGCCCGTAAGAGCTACAAGAATTATCGATTTATTCCGTAGAGTTCCTGTATCAACTGAATACGTTAAATACCGTGAAGAAAACGTAGTTACTAGAGATGCGAAAGTGGTTGTGGCTTGTGCTACTTCAACAAGTAACACTAAAAAAACTTGGGTTACTAGAACGGTACAAATCCAAAAAATCCGCGACTTCGTTGATGTATGTTTAGATATGATTGATGATTACGCATTCGTAGCTTCAGAAGTTGAGCAATTAGTTAACCAATCTGTAAAATTAAAAGAAGATAGCGAGATTTTATTAGGTAGTGGAAACATTTTGTCTATTGATGCTATTGCTTCAGAGTTTGACCCAGCTAACGTTTTAGCACCTTACACGGGAGCTTTTGCAAGTGCTACTTTAGCAGAATTAACTGCAGCAATGAAAGCGCAAATTTACACTTTTGGACAAGAAAACAGCTGGAATGCTGATACTATTGTAATGAACTACAACGATTACGTTAAGTTCATGCACCAAAAGAATGCGGACGGCGATTACTTGTTACCAAACTTCGTTATGAGTGGCGACGGTGTGTTAAATGGTATGCGTATCGTAACCTCTCCATTAGTAACTGCTAACACTTTATACGTGTTTGATAGTTCAAAAGGCGAGATTTTGGACAGACAAGGAGCTACTTTAGAAATGTCTTACGAAAACAACGATAATTTCGAACACGAAATTGTTACATTAAAAGTTGTTGAGCGTATTCAATTCCACGTAGCGCAAATCAACCAAGATGCGTTCATGAAATGTACGGATATTGCACAAGCGTTAACTGATATTACAGCTATTTAATCAATTAAGCCATGAAGAAAGTAAAATTAATTAGAGATTTTAACGGTAAGAAGAAAGGCGAGGTTATCGAGGTAACAGAAAGCCAATCTTACTTTATGTTAATGAACTCTATTGCTGTTTTATCGGAATGTGGCGCAAATTGTGAAGAAGAGTGTAAGGAGTGTAAAAGCACTAAAAAGAAAAAATCAACTGCAAAAATTAACACCCCCTCTATTACTGAGGGGGTTTAATAAACTGAAAAATGAGCCTACTTAATATCACGTTTAACGACTTCGGAAAAGGTAAATATGAGCTTCATAAGGGAATGTATGAGAGCACTAAAATACAGGCTTATATTGATAAGTACGAGCGTCAATATCTTGTAAAGTTATTGGGTGCAGAATTATTTAAAGATTTTAGTGCCGATTTAGTAGCTGGTGTTCCTCAAGATGCTAGGTATTTAGCCATATTTGAAGCCTTTGAATATGATGATGTTAATTGTACGGTTTACATTTCGGAGGGTATGCTTGAGATGATTAAAGGATTTATTTATTTTCAGTATCTTAAGGATTTAACAAATACGGTTGCTGTTAGTGGAAATGTTCGACAAATGGGCGAAAATTCCGAGAATGTAAGTAGTTTAAATAGTATGATTTATACACGTTATAATGAAGCTGTAAAAACTTACAAGACTATACAGAAATTTATTTGTGATAATTCAAAGGATTACTTGAAATTTAATGGAGTAAAGGTATCTTACGCAAACTGGATATAATGGAAGCAAGTGAGTATGTACGCGATTTAGTTGAAGCAATGAACAATAGTGTTAATGGAAGTTATGACCCCATTACTAAGCACTTTATTACTTGCAATACTAAATGGGCGCGTGTTGGAAAACTTGTAACGGATGAAGAAGAAAACGAATATTTGATTAAGGATGTAAGCACGGATAATTACGTAGAGTTACAAGCCTTAATAAATGGCAATGATCCAACAGATATTAT